TTTTGATCAACACGAGTTGTTTCATCAACACGAGTTGTTTCATCAACACGAGTTGTTTCATCAACACGAGTTGTTTCATCAACACGAGTTGTTTCATCAACACGAGTTGTTTCATCAACACTTACATCGTCTGAGTCGGAATCTGGTTCAGCATGTATGCAGCAACAATGAAGCGTTCCACTACGTGGACACCACTCATTGCAATTGGTATTGATGCTCATATTAACAGAAAGTGGATTCATAAATATTCTCGGCTAAATGGTGTTAAATCAATATCCCAGCCAGTCCTTTGCTCAATCTGCTCTTCTGCAAATTCTTCAAGGAGATGATCATCTTCTAGTCCAAGGCGTTCATTAAGCATTCCGCATCCTGTCAGAAGAAAAAGTGGTAATAGATATTTCATATTGCCCTCATAGTGATACTCGGTCTATACCTAACCTTATGTATAACCGTGTTTTTTTAGGTATAACTTCATGACAAAATCTGCACCAAAAAAGAAATGCTCAAAATGCGGTGAAGAACACTACCTTATGGATTTTCACAAGAGCCGCACTTCATATGACGGACTTCAGGCGAGATGTCGTTATTGCGTAAATAAGAAAAATGAGACCACAACGATCTCAATGATCAGGAATCATCAACGCAAAATGGGTGCTCTAGAACAGTTAAACAATAACATCTAACGGGCGGTCGTGAATTCTTGTTCAATCACCATCAAATCAATTAATACATCTCTAGATGCAGATCCAGAGCTTGCGCTTTGAATATTCATAAAAGGGGTCATATTCGTTGAGCTGATATTGGTAGTAATTGGGCTTCCTGTAACCTCTACACCATCAACAAAGTAAGCTATGCTAGTGGCTCCAGCATTAACCTGTATAGTCAATCGTGTCCAATCTGCAACTGCTGCTGTTACTGTATTGTTTGTAGTTGTTGTGCTGCTTGCGGCACTGTTTACGGTCCATTGTCCAGAATTTACACTATGTGTGTACTCAAACCATGCACCATCGGTCGGTACCCCTGTTCCCAATTTTTCAATTCCACATTTAATTATATATGGACTGGAAGCTGAGCTTAGCGCTAAAGGCTTAATAACCCAATGCAGCGTTAACGTACCCCCACCAAAGACGTGAGCTCCTGTAGTATTTAAGCTGCACATGCGCAGCCATCGACTTGTTGCAGCTGTTCCGATGCTCATTCTCCAAATGCCAGGGTGCCCTGCTACAGAGTAGACCGGATCATTTCTGCCTGCCATTCCATTGTTTTCCCAAACGTACTTAGCGTCGTAAGTTTGTAAACCAGATGTTGCTCCGGCTCCGTGAAGGAAATCTTCCCATTCACTTACATATTCAAGTGGCTGTGGGGAAAAAGCTCCGCCACTTAATGAAACATAACCGTCAGTATCGACTGTGAATTTTGTATCATCGAAACTAGCTAACCCTGCATCTAACTTATCGCCAGGGGCTCCTGTCACAGCAGATGCAACTTGCACATCTACTTCTAATAAATTACTTCCTGCTGTGCCTTGAACAAATACTGGCTTTGCATTCGTAGCGTTTGCAACAGTAACACCTTGAACATCTATATCACCGCTACCGTCTGGACCTACAGCACCACCAGCATCTCCTGTAAAGGTCTGTGTTGGTGGTAAAGATCCACCAGATAGTGTTACGTACCCATTAGCATCTACATTGAAAATAGCGTCATCAAAGCTAGCAAGCCCTGCATCATTACTGTTTGCTGGGGTACCAGTTCGGTCTGATGCGAGCTGCACTTCGATATTATAAGCATTTAGCGCTCGGCTATGGCTTTCAACCGGAACTGAATGTGCAGCAACTGCATTTCCTGAAACAGTGATGACTCCAACTGCACTTGGAACTACATTTGCGACTCCTGGCAATGTCGCTGATGATACTGTAATAGTATCGACTAGTGGTCCACTCCCTTGAATTAGGCTGGCGTATCCGTTAGCATCAACGTTAAAAACTGTATCATCAAGACTTATTATTCCAGCATCATTGCTGTTTGCAGGTGCGCCCGTAATAGCTGATCCAACTTGGATTTGTGCAGTCAACTGATTAACTGTTCCGTCGTTAATATAAAGCGGCTTTGCATTCGTAGCGTTGGCGACTGTTGACCCAATAATATCAATATTTCCAGCACCATCAGGTGAAACCGCTGTCGAACCATCTCCAGTTAGTGTTTGAATATCATCTCCTGGCGATGCACTAGATATTGATTCCCACTGCGGTACACCAGCAGAGTAATCCTTTAGGTACCAAAGATCTCCAACACTCCCTGTTGTTGGGTCATCTCCAACGAGCCAGAATTGCCCTAGAGGAAAGCGAGAATCATTAGAAGTTGGTTCCCGAGAAACTTTAATAATCGGGATTAAGTCGGTCCCAGGACCAACGTAACGTGTAGGAATTTCGTACGGTACACCAACTTTATTTCTGGCCATTCTATGCCCCTAAAATTTCTTTAATTTGATCGGGATTTCCAAGTGCTCTGATGTCGTCTAAAGAGCAAGTATTTGTATCCAATTCTTTTATCGGGTCTGTGACATTTCTGAGACGATTTTTTTTGTCCTTAATTGGATCGATCGATTCATCCAAACTTTGCAGCTTCATTTGCTCGCCATCCATTTCAACTAATGCACGGTCACGAGCTTGTCGCAAACGATCTAATTGAATAGCCTTAGCTTTTTCCAAATCATGTTCGATTTTATTATTTTTAAGATGCCAGGCTCCCCTAAATTCTCTGCTAGCAGGAAGCTGAGAAATATCTGTTATCACATAAAAGACATCATCAGGAATGCTTCTATCGATAATCTCTTCAAGAGATCGCTCTTTAAGACCATTGTCTGTTGGCTGCATAACCTTGACGCCTTCAGCGTCTTCATAAATGACTCTAATATTTGACATTATTGATCTCCGAACATCGCACAGTAAATATCTGGTGAATCTAAAACGCTGTAAACGCTTGCAATTGAAGTAAGAATTCTGAAGCTTCCAACAGCGTTTGGCGAAGAAAAATATGCTGCTGTTGTTGTATCTCCATTGATTGACCCTCTACCGCACATAGCTATAGCGCAATAATTTGCTGTGCTGAAATCAGTTCCAATCACGATGCTATAGTCTCCAGTTCCGTTATCTGTGATCGAATCTACGTTGTAGTCTGCGTTAATCGCAACTGTTCCACTACCATCAAAGTAAACCCAGGCCTTACATGTTCCAGGATGGTACTGTGTGTTTGCAGGGGTAGCTGCGACAGTGTTATCACTTGCAGCTTCCATTTCAGCTTGAGTTGCGGCCGCTAATCCACCAGCTGCAGAAGCCCAAGAAGGGACACCTGCTGCTAAAGTAAGAACGTGGCCATTAGTTCCAGCAGCGAGTTTACTTAGTGTATTTGCCCCACTGGCATAAAGAACATCCCCGGTAGCATAGGTTGTTTGATTTGTTCCTCCCGAGCCTTCAGGAAGAGCGTTTGCAAGCGTAACAACCTGAGAACTATCGATACGCATTGCTTCTGTTGGCGTTTGACCACCATCTTGAGAAGTCGAAAAAATGATGCGTCCCGGCATGTCGTTCGAACTAGGAGTTCCATCAACTTGTACAGTAATATTAGCTGCTAATGCATAATCAGTTCCGTCGTAACCTGCGGTGGCCATTAATGATAATGTATCACCACTTTGGACAATGGTTTCTGAGGCGTGAGTACCACGACTGCGCATCGCTACAAAGTGTCCACCATAGCTCGCGGCGCTTCCATGTCGATGACAAACAATTCCACCGAGATCAGTAGCATTTTCTTCCTCAACGGATACTGTAGCGTCAATTGCCACACCGTTAACCGTAAATGAAACGTTCTGCGTAGATTGACCAATGGTAAGATTAGTAGTGACAACTGCACCACCGGTTCCATCAGGAGAAAGAATAATCTCTCCATTGGTGTCTGTTGACGCAATTGTATTTCCATTGATCTGGATATTATCCACATCAAGTTGTGTCATTCCAGCGGTTTCACCAGCATCATCAATAGTCACAACGGAGTTTTGTAAAAGCTTTCCAGTTGTTCCATCAAAGCGAGCTATGGCATTGTCTGTGCTAGAGGCAGGACCACTCACATCTCCAAAACCCGACACATCTTCGACTAAGTCAAAATCGCCCGTAATAGCATTTAATTTATAAGGCATGATCTCACGCGTAAGTTAGGTTAACAACATTTCCATAGATGACAGAACCTCCAGAACTGTAAGCTGTGAATCCCGTGGAATCAATTCCTTGAAGCTCAAAAGTGGTTCCAACCAGATTTGCAACAGTGTAAATGTTTGTTCCATCAAAATTTACTTCTGTCATGCCAGCAACGTCTTCGATAATGATCTTATCACCATTGGCTAATGTGCCAGCTGCAGATACTGTTACAGCAGCTGGATTCGCTTGAGTAATTCCAGTGATGCTCAAATCGCTTACAGAAGACCATTCAAATTCATAATCAGCGGATGGGTTGCTCTCATCATTCTGAGGCCATGTAACACTTGTTACACTTCCATTGCTGTCATAGGCAATTTTACGTATTTGCCATTTATCATCAGCTTCAGCTGTTCCAATAAGAGAACGACCCAAGAATATTGGATTTCCTGATGTATCATTAATTGCGCGTAAGGCAACTTCGCTTTCTTGAACGATAAATTGCCTGCGATCACGTTCACCAAATTTGAAGGGGCGGTTCGTCCTTTGTCTACTTATTGTCACCTTTAATCTCCTGTTAAGATAACTCTCTCCAAGTTATACCTCCAAATACATCTGTATTTGAAGTTCCTGGCAGGGGTGTTACACATAAAACTATCTCGTCAACTGTTCCGTCAATTTTACTTCCCAGTTTAAGAGCATTTTGTAGTACAGCTGATGATTCTCCACTTGAACGGAATGCACTAGCAAAAAAACCACCGGCAATATTAAAACCACCAGTTACCGTATTCGCTGTGTCTCCAAATGCCGTCTGAACTGCTGCATGCGTTTCATCAGCATATGTAAATGCACCAGCAACAGTAGGATTCAGCTTAAGACTCCAAGCTAACTCAGATGATCCTGTGAGTTCGATCAAATTGTAATCGACAAATTCGACTGTTTCACCGATGTATTCAGATTTAAGCCTTATGCCCATCACTGCATACGTAGTACCAGCTACATTGGCATTACAGGCGGCTGTTGAGCCAGAAAACCTGACTCTACCATTTGGGTTTAATCCGCCCTCGCTGATAACAGCACAACAGATAGTATCCAGGTCGCTCGCTGATCCAGTTCCATCGTTACTGATCTCCCAACGGATTGGAAGGTTAGGAGTTGACATGTAAACAATAGATAAGTTGTTGGCATTTAGGAAATTGTGAACATAATAGATTACTCCATCAACCACAAAACCAACTCTGACACGACCTACACCAAGCCACTCAAAATCGATGAAGAAAATTTGAGTCTTTGTAAAATCCAATGTTATTCCAGATGGTCCTGTGCCATCCATTGGATCAATATTCCAACTCGACTGAGAGACTGAATTGTCGACAGGAGATCCTGATGTATTAGTGCGTCGAACAATATTTAAATCAGGACCATCAGCTTTAAGAAAAATGCCATTATTTTCATCGAAATAACCAACACATTTTGTAATACCACTATCTAGTGATATTAAATTAAAAGTTGTTAATATTTCTTGGCTTTTACCTGGCTGGTAATTGAAGCGCTGAAGAGATTGTCTGACTCGGGTCCCAGCAGTCGTAGCAGATACAGATAAGCGTTGAGAGGCTTCATTTATCCTTAAGCTTGTAGAAGTTCCAGAGCCAGAAGTTTCTTCATTGTCAAAAAATAATGGGTTGTTTTCTACATTAGAAGCTAGTCCATCGTCATCGAAAACATTTTTCGAATCAAAAACAGTAAATGGTTCGCTTGTTCGCCACCGACCAAAAGCATCAATACTGAAGCTATCGCCAGCTTTAATAGGTTGCCCTTGGCTTCCGCTTGAGCCAACTTCAGGTATACTTCCGCCACCACTCATTGGTATTGCCCTTGTAAAATAACACTACCTTTCGTTGGCAAAAACCCAGTATTTGCTTTCACAGTAAATTGTGTGCCAACAGCTTTTCCAGAAATAGACTCAATAGATGCATTTGTTTGGAAATCGTAATACTCTATTGTATTTGGAGGTAACTCATAATGGTCATCAGTCCCATTTTCGCTAACAAATACAGTTGCATTCGTGTTGTTTTTTATGACAATTTGTTGCCAAACATTCGCTAGCGCGCTTCCAATATTCGAATAACTATCAGTTATCGAACTAAAGCTTACACTTTTTAATGGATCGGCTTTCATTATTCTAGAACCCATTTTCATCTCCAAAAAAAGGGGCGTTTGCCCCTTTTATTAAATTTCTACAATTCTATATAGAATGCTGAGTTCCAGCGTATTATCATTCGCCGCATTTCCAGCAATATTGGCATTGAGGTTATCAAGGACAAGTGCCTGATTTTCTGCTGCTGTCGCTGCAACGATGGCATCAATAGCAGGTTCAGAATTTGTATATGTGCTTGCTGTCTGATCAATGAATCCAGTCGTTTCAATTGTCTGAGAAACTTGGACTCCAGAATCATCAGTATATTTGATTCCTAGATTATCTCCTGCCTCTGTGAAAGCATTTGTTCCACCGTAGACTAGCTTTAGCTGTGCACCAAGGAACTTAATAGCCTTTCCTGCTCCTGGAGCTGCTACAAGCTCAATCTGTGTTGTAGCGAGAGCTTTAACTTCTGCAGAAGTCAGAGAAACTTCTGAAACTTGAGGAACAGCTTCATCAAGGGCTAAAGTAATAGTAGATCCACTACCTGATGTAACGATCTCATTTGTTGTTCCAGCAATTGTAATCGCTCCACCAACTGGTGCCGCTGTGCCACTATCACCAGCAAGTGATTCCATTGCTCCTGTTCCTGAAAGGCTCACGATTCCATTATCGCTAACAGAAAAATCTGAACTGTCAAACTGAGTGTCTCCAGCGCGTGTGGTGTTTGCGAAGACCTGTCCTGTATATGAAAGAGGGTTCTTATCTACCATGGTAATGCTCCGTGTGTTTGGTTGGCCAACCGTCTAATCTTCTTGAACTTCATCAATATCAAAAATTGGCAATGGATTTTCTTTGAATTCTTTTTTTGCCGCTCTTTCAAGACCAGCTAGATTCCGTGCCAACATTGCCTTATTTTGGCTTAAACTTGCGTTGATAACATTCGCATAGTATCGACGCAACGCAGGATTTGTGCTCACCCTTTTTGCTACCTCGGCAGCATATAAAGTAGATGCAGTTGCTCCCAATGCACCTAATTTCTCAATGGTTCTTCCAGGAATTACACTTTCCTCTAAACCTAAAAGAATCCCGGCATGTGCAAGATTTTTGAGGTTCGCATTAGAGCGTATGTAGTTCTGAATATCAACGCTTTTTGCTATTCCCTGATAAGCTTGCTTTGCTTCTTTGTAGGTTTCACCGAAACTAGGATTTTCTGTTGCGTAAACATCAAGAGCTTCTGTATGAGCTCCCTTGAGTTGCTTTAATAAGCCTTGTTTCGTCTTATCTCTAGCGCTTTTCGCTATTTCACGATTGATATCCTTATCAAATTGAATAGCTTCTTCTACGGTCATAATCCCATTTGGACTTTTTGCTTTGATATCCTCAACAAGGGACATGACAGATCTTTTGGCATCATTCATCGAACCCTTTTTAAGAATAGATTCGACAGCATTAAGTTTTTTAGATGGATACCTGAAAGCTGCTCCTTCGGGGATGAAACGCTCTGCACTTTGATAAAGGTTTTTGATGTGGGAGTTAATTCCACGACCTTTGCCAAACATGCCAGCAAACAACATAGTTCCAAGCTTAGTCATTTCTTGGGCGCCTTCTCCCATACCCATTGCTTTAACAGTTTGCTTTCCAAGATTTGCAACCAATGAGATGCCCATTGCCCGTGCGAATGGAATTCTGCCTTTCACAGGCAAAGCTAGGACAGCAAAATCACTTACGATTTCGTCTTCAGTTTCCTCTGCTGAGGACTCCGGTTCTAATTCTGGAAATAGTTCAGCACTACGAGCTCTTAATTCTTCACTTCCGGGAAGTGCTTCCAAACCAGATTTTACCCAATTTTGAATGAAATTAAGCTCTTCTTCTTCTGGTTCTTGTCCACCTGGAAGTGCTTGTGCTACAGCTCTAAAAGTTTGATAAATATCGCCAGGAAGACCAGCTATTGATTCAGCTGACCTCTGTCCATATCTTTCGGCGCGTCTAGATAAACCAGAAACAGCTCCTTCTCTTTGAGCTCTAACCTCTTCCAATGATACAAAGCCGAAATCATCTTCTGGTGTACTCATAAGATTTTATACCCCTTAGCAGCAGCCGTATCGAGTTTGTCAATAGGTAAATATCCAATTTGTCCATCAGGACTTTGGACGGGAACAAGGCCTTCTGGAGCTTCTTGCTTAGCTTCAAAAACAACTTGTGCTGATGTAGACTCTAAATATTTCTGGCGCAATTCATCTTCCTGAGGCTTTCTAATATCTTCAGCAATGCGCTCAGCTTGCTGTCTATCTACACCACGAAGTCCATAATGGTCATAAACTTCTCTTAGGCTGTCATGATAAAGCTGTTCAATATCATTGAGTGCTTGCATCTGCTCGAGAATTAATCTACGCCCTTCTTCAGAATTTGCTAGGGTTGGCAAACGTCTCATGAAGGCGCCAAGTTCAAAATTCGTTACTCTGGCGCCATAAGTTTCTTTGGCTTTTGTCGTAAAGTCATTGATGCCTTTTACGAACGCCTGTGTTTCAGCATTAGCCAGAGCAGGTACACGGATGTCGCCTGTTGTCCAGTTGATATTTAGCCTTCCAAGACCTTCTGGAAGTTTCTTGCTATCATTAAATCTTTCAAGAAGATCTAAACGATAGCTTTCATCCTTAAGGCTCTTTGCTTTCTGTGTGATTTCATTAAAGTCTTTTGCATTTGCATTGAAGACTTCTTTTTCTCTTTGAACGCGTTCTTTTGGAGTAAGACCAGGAGCAATGTCAATTGTTGGGAAATCATAACCTTCAATTGCTGGCTCTACATCAGCATCAGGATCCATGGGTTCTTCAGAACGGACACTTAACCTAGGAGTTCTCTGGAGACGATCAACGGCCATTTTGATGATCTCAGTACGTCCACCAACATTACTTTGTGCGTAGAGCTCGCTAATATCTGCAGCTTCTTGATCAGGTATCCCTAAGCTTCCAAGAATACGCGACATTCCTTCAGTTTCTTGGACTGTGAGAGGTCGATTGGTTTGAGTTGTCTGATGAACTTTGATCATATTCAAAGCCTCATCAAGTGTTCCTGTATTCAAACCTTGTCGTAGAAGAGCTTGCTGGCCCTGAGGAGTTCCTAAATCAACGACATCAAGCGTATTTGCAAGCATCCCGTAGCGTTCGAGCTGTTCATTCTTTTCAGCTTGACGCATAGCGCTTTCTTGTTTTTGCATCTGCGACTGAGCCATTGCTTGAGCTAGAGCGCTTCCCGCAGTAGTAATTCCAGTTGCTAGACCAGAGGTATCAGGAAGAATAATTGGCATTACTTGGCCTCCAGTTCCTCAACACGTGTTGTTAATTGCTTAATAGCGTTAATGGCCACAGCAAGAAGGCCATAAAGATCAACACCAAGAATATCCTGCTCTTTAAGCTGTAATTCCTCGGGTACATCCTCAGCAATAAACCCGACACGATCCCTATTATGAGGTTGATAACCAGGCTTATAGTCATACTGCTTAACCTCAAGATCTTTTACATAATCGAGGCCATGTGTATAACTTTTCACATTTTCCTTTACATGTTCAGAGCTCATCATATAAGCCCCGCCAATCTGGCCGGCTGCTCCAAGAAGAGGTCCAAGAAGTCCCTGTCTCTGTTGGATCATAGGATCAAAAGTCCGCTGGCCTGTTAAACCACCAAGTTGCCCAAGTGCACCTAACTGGTTTGCCTGTTGCTGTTGATAGAACTGACCCATTTGAGATCCTAACATTGTGCTAAGATCGGTTGCACTCTGAGCAAGTGCCTGATTTAGAGCTGAGCTGCTTCCAGCTCCAAGATTTTCAAAACGCTGTTGAATAGCAGGAAGAACTTGTTGCTCATAAGTGAGCATAGCTGGATCAATAAAAGCCTGCTGGAAAAGCCCTTCAAACTGCTCCGGCTGGTAAGGCTGGAGAAACTGTTGGTATGATTGAGCCGCTTGAGGTCCGATCCCCCCCAGGACAGCTGACAGAAACTGTTGTTGTTCTGGAGTCTGCATCTGTAGATTCCCTACATGCTGACTCCCCCCCGTGAATGTTTTTCCCATTTTCTTCCTCCGGCGTATACTCCATCAGCACCGTTTTACTGCGCTTAAAACCATAGCGCTCTGAGTGCTTAGGGTACGTAGTCGACCATAATATTTTCTTAAGCTTACACTCTCTGCAGATTTCCTTGGCCTTTTTTGCCAATAAATGCACAGCTTTTCCTTTACACCAATAAGCTTTGTCCATCGAGAAATTCTGAACGATCAGACTCTTGCTTAAAGGAGAAACTTCGCACCAGAGCATACCAACAACTTTGTTGTTCTCATCAGCAATGACATAGAGCATCGATAATGGATTTAGCTGAAGACCCTCCGGGCTTTGTCTAAGACAGATAATTTCTTGGTACTTAAACCAATCATCGACTTCCCAATCTCTGTCTCTTACTTGCTCAACTAAATGTTTTGGAATGTGCATCGGTGTGAATACCCGAATGAAGCGTAAAACTTCAAAATCAGGTTCGCTCGATTTGCTGTCCGACATATCGTACATGTCCTCTTAACGTTGTATCTGCGTTCGTGATGGCAATATTTGCCCACGTTGTACCGCTTCGATTATCTAAGATTTCTAGTGTTCTGGTATTTGACAGTGCATTTCCTGTCAGATAGTCTGTAAATGTAATGTTTTGTGCAGCAACTGCACATACCCAAGGCTCCTGAGAATTCTGAGCAACAAGATAAGGAAGGTCTACAAGAAGGTTGCCTGTTCCTGTATGAGCGCTCCATCTGATATCAAACCACACATCAACAAGAAGGCCTTGACGAAACACCCAGCCATTTTGATGGGTATAAGTTCCTGCTCCTGCTGCCGTAGATCCACTTATTGTCGGTGTGTAGGCTCGGATTCCTGTATCTTGATCGTTTCGAAGCTCCCCATTCACACCCTGAGCAAGAGATTGATAATCCTCAGTAAGCTTTTTAACCAATTCTCTGATGTATCGATCTAAATCATGGCCACCTGCCATGATACGTTCGCTATGAACTGGAAGAATCGTTTCTTGAGGAATTGTCATATCGGCCTCACACTCCTCGGTTTAAACCAAGGCATATAAGCATGAATCCTCAGGGGTCTATCTGCCCCTTCAGAAGTAATTTCAATTTTATGCTGATAACCTGAGCCACCAGCATAAACCCGTTTCCAAGCCTTTTCACTACTAAACGGTAGCTCTGCAACAACCCCACCATTAGTGTAGAGGCCAAAATTGGTGCTATCAATAGCTGCACTGAATGTGTTCTGGTCTACCACAGTGATAATCAAACCAACGCCGTTAATAGCATCCATTCCCTCTACGTTATAAAGGTAGACTTCGTCATTATCAGAAAGGCCGTGCTCGTTCGCTGTGATAACAGCAGGGTTGGTGTTAGTGATATTAGAGATATTTGACCTTTCCACAACATTTGGAAGTAGGTTAATCGTTCTTGTTGCATAGGGTGTTTGTTCATTATTAACGAAGAAACTGACGTCCATCGTTGTGCTGATGTGAGTATCTAAGAAGAAGTCTACATAACCCATTTGAGCTTGTTTTCCCTCTTGCATCCATGGATTCCAGGCAGCGCTCATCAAATCGAAGACAATAGTGTCTGACTGAACTGTTCGAACTACACCGCCGCTTGTATAAGCTGTATGGCCGGTAGTATCTTCTCCAGATAATGCAAATGAATTTCCACTCTTGGAAGCAACGATAAACTCACGATTATTAATCTCTGTCATTCCAACGACATCACTGATTGTGATTGTATCACCATCGCTGAGACCAACATCTCCTGTCATTGTTACAACACCAGGATTTGCCTGTGTGACATTGATAATATCAGCCTGAAATCGCTTTTCGTTATCATCACCACCGACTTCAAGAGTCCAGATTTCTCCCCCACGATCTCCGCCAATAAGAGTTTCGCTTCCTTGATCCCAGATGTAATCTTGCAAAGTATCATCTGCAAATTGATCAATTGTCTGGTCACCGAAATCATCAATTGCAGCATCTGCTGCTGCTCCGTTGTATCCAACGACATTCATATCAATGTCATATTTGCTGAATGCACCACTCTCCTCGTCATAAATCAGAGCGGAGTTTGCTTCATCAGACTCAACAGAAGGGTAAAGCATCCAAACACGACGCTTTCCAAAACTTCTTTTGGTGAACACCTTCTCAAATTCAGCATTATTAATTTGATCATCAACAAAGTCTTCGATTCTTTCATCGAACCGTCTACTTTCAACACCATCTGTAGCTGTTAACCCACGAATTCCAGCTGCAATAGCATAACGATCAAACTGTTCTGTCGTCATTTTTCCATCACAAGCGCGGAAATCATTAATCTTACGCCAAGTGAAAACTAGTGCTGGGTCTCCAGTAGGCACAAGAGCCCAGACACTATTTGTGAAGAATACAATGAGTTGATCTTGAACAAACTGAGCGCTGATGATCTGGTCACCAGTTGGAGCATCAACAAAACCACCCCTTCCGGCTACATTATCATCCCACTCTGTGGTAAATGCACCCGGTGTTCCAGGGCTTCCTGATTGGCACCAACGAGCCCTCTGGGGGAACGTGGTTGCTCCTTCAATAGTATTTAGAAGAACGAGTCGGTTTCTATAAGCGAAAAGCAAGCGGCAGCCATTAATAAAAGTGGCTCCATTAATTTGAGGACGAAAGCTTGTTGTTGTTGTTCCACCATTGTAGAACCGAATTCCGTCAACAACTGGAGGGCCAGCAGAATAGGCTTTTCCATTAGTAAAATATAGACGATATAATGGGGCTGCTGCTGTTCCGCTCGTACTTGCCCAATTGGCTGCCCAAATATATTGGCTATCTGATCCACTTAAAATATCATCACTGTCCAAGGGATCAAATTGGAAGGATCCTGTGTTGTATTTGCACGCTCTAAAACGATCGAATGCAATGAGTTCTTTTACATTACTACTATCAATGTAGTTCTCAAGACCCATGACACGAGTCCCTGGAATTTCAAGAACATCTCCCCCAGAACCGTAAGCCGTAAAATTGGTGGTATCTACACCAGAGAGCTCAAATGTTCCTCCAGCGCCTCCTGCGAGATTTGCCACGGTGTAACGGTTCCCGTTGAGTTCCGTCATCCCCACGACATTTCTTATCTCTACGGTATCTCCGTTTGTGAGGCCCGTCACATCGGTAAGAGTCACGACGCCTGGATTCGCTTGAGTTACCCCTGTTATCTTCCAATTTGTCTGTTCCTGGTAAACGATATCACCAAGTTTTGTGTAACCTTCGCGTTTCTCGGTTATTCCGTGATGGACATGACCATTCACAATTTCGCTAAAGGCGTCCTGTGGCAAAAGCCACGGTTCTAGGTCTGTGTCTAGACCGGTGCCAAATGGCGCTATGAGAAACGGCTGATAGGCCATTTAGAAACCTCCAATCACAGCAACAAAGAAAGGTTCTGTAGCAACAGTTACGCCGTCATTACAGCGCTTCATTCGAACACCAAAAAGAGCTGTTGTGGCACTCGTATCAACGTACTCAATAACACGACCATTACTTAATCCTGAGTTGGTAATAGCACAACCCCAAACCATGTAATTCGCATTCGACGGTGTTCTCGTAAGCGTAATCTCGTAAGCGTTAGCTTGGCCAGCAATCGTTTTTACTGTGGCAGTTCCAAGGCCTTGACCACCTGTGATAGCTCCGCCACCAGCAGGGACGCGACCATAAGCCCACACAAAATTACTTCCATTAAGTGTAAAGCCAGTTTCCGCTTGGAATTCAACTCCTGGACCACCAATAGCACCTGCACTTGTCACCTGAATGACATTTCCTGCAGAATCCTTCATATAGGCTTCTTGTGTACCAGCACCATCATCCTTACTGTAGAGATAGTGAGTTCCAGAATTTGTGATGGGGTCGTTATTTGCTGCTAAACCAGTACGATTATCTAATTGTACAGAGCGCATCTGAAGCATATTTGATACGCCTACATCATCGCCCTCTTCAATAGCTTCCCAATTAGGTCTAATGACCTGCCCTAGGCGTCTGATTTTCTCTGTATCTCCAGGAAGCGTCTTATCCCAAGTCATTTCAACCTCTAAAACATTGGAAGCACACGAGTTGATTCAAGATCAATGTGCGTGCGAGTTAGGATATAATTTATTTGTTCTTTGTAGAGCACGGTCAGCTCACCATAGCGATCCATCTCACCAAAATCACTGGCAATGCGTCTCGCTGCTCCAAAAGCAATAGCAGGACCCCATTCTTCTTGGAGTGGCTTATCATCAGCAAGTGTGAAGAGCTCTTTATTTGCTCCTACAGCTGGCTGTACATAGGTTAAAGACCAGGCTTTGATTTGAAACCGATAAGCCCTGTCTGGGATAGGATAAAATGTGAATTCGTTATCGAACATTAGCACTGAAACTGGTGTTCCCGCTCGATATTGAATAAAACTCGCCTGAATGACTTGTCCGTTTACAGGAGCAGCGTTAAATGTCACAGAAATTGCACCGGTCGTGTAATTAACTGTGCCTGTTCCACCCTGATCACCAGTAAGAATACCAGCTCCATCATCAGTGAAGACTTCTACTGTATCATCAACATACACAGAACCCGCATGAATGGGCACATTGCTCGTGTATGTGTTGGAAAATACTACAGTCGCCCCATCTCCAGTCCAGGTTGAGAATCGAGAAACATTATAAGGATTCTCGGTATAGAACTTGTCTGGGTTTTGATAGAAAAGTAGCTCGCGGCGATCAATGGTCGCCTCTGGAACAAAATTCGTAAACGCGGAAGGAAAGTCATATTTCTCAACATTTGCACGAGTATTGAATTCATGCAGCGTGTAGTTACGGTTCAGTTTGACTTCAGCTGGAAATTCATACTGAAAATACCTGTTAATGTAATCATCTAACTGGTTATTATTCAGCTCCGCTAAAGACAAACGTCCGCTGACCTGCCGTGTTTTTTTGCGTATCTCAGCTAACGTCCACTCTGCCACGATCTACCTCAATGTAAAGCGGCTTTACTCGAAAATTTCTCTACACTGAAAACGCGATTTGTACGATTCCAGATTTTTTTGCATCGCTCCAGATCCATCAGGACGGTAGCCCCAGATTGGCGTCTGTCTCGATTCAATGTGCTTAACAACCTTGCGAGGAAGCCGGTATTTGCCACCATGCAGCAACGTGTAGTTTTCCTTTTTACGGGTATCACCAAACGTAAACTTAATGGGAATTCCAGGCTCCTCAAGGTTCATAAACTCAACGTAGACTGTCTCGTTAAGCCATGCCTCACGGCGGTCCTTTTCACTTTTAATAGCTTGTGGTGCTTCTTTTTTCGGCATTGCAATTCCTGCCATGGTTGTTACTCCGTGTGAAAAAGGGCCCCAGGAAGCTGGAGAACGAACCCAGGGCCCAAAATATTAGGTTACGCTTTCTTTACCTTTGACAATCGCAACCATCGCAGCACTGTTAGCACCAACAGGAGTAGTACCGACAGTCATTCCGCGACGAGCGAAGTTTTCAGTAGGAATAGCATTACCATTTGTATCACTAACGCGTGTCACCTTACCGCCAGAAACATAAACAGCGCCTGCTGTTGTGTTTGTTGCTGTGGTAATAGTGGTCGCTGTAAGAGAAGCAATTGTGTACTCAGCATTCAAGCTAGTACCAGCTCCAGATTCAGCAACAGCTTCGACTTTAATGGTATCTCCTACAGCAAAACCAGCAGGTCCTGTGTCATCAACAGTCAAAACGCCAGGGTTAGCATTGGTAAATCCGCTAAGAGCTGCACCATAGTTGGCGCTTTCACTTAGAGGGGTAAATCCATTGGTGGTTGCAATTGTTCCAGCGTCAACATCTAGAACGCTTGCATCTGCCATTGGGTCAATCCACGACCAAGAGCCACCGTTAGTGGTGTCAATTGTTGTGATTTCTGCAACTTCGAAACCTACATCTAGGTCGCGAGCTACTGCTGGGTTAGGGTTCGTCCAGCTAAACGTTTTCATCTGAGCCATGACTTACCTCCTTATGAATGTGTCGCTTGTAGGTTCAACATGAACGCATCGTTTAGGATACGTGCGACGAAAGGATGTTGCCACCCGACTGTTCCACGCTGGTGGAGAGGATCTGCGCTTCCTGCGCTTCCAAGAGGTTCCACGTAGAACTCTCCAGACTCACTACCTAGGTGAACAACAGCGTATGCTTCTTTACCGATGATGAAGTTGTCATATACGGCTGGAGAAGCAGCGCTTACGCTACCAACGGATGTGTAAAGCCAGCGAACGTTTCCTGTTGTTCCCCACTCTGATTCAAGAACAGACTGTTGGTTAGGATACTGCGAGCTGTGCACGAAGTTAGCAACTGCTTCAAGATCATCAAGAAGCGCTGTGTCAATGTAACCCCAGAACGCAGGACGAACAGGAGCTGTACCGAAAGCATCACGACCAACGATAACTTCGCTGATCATTTCAGCGTCGTTTCCGAGGAGAGTGAGAACCGCAGCGTCAATATCAGCCTTAGTAAGTTCTGTTGGAGTGTTACCGTTGACACCGTTAGCGCAAGCAAGTGTTGATGCTGTAGAAGCAAGAACATCACGAGTAACTTCATCAATGGTTTGACCAAGATTCTGAGCAAGAAGACGAGAGGCCTCATTGAGGACGCGGTCTTCGACAGTCAGCTCTACTTGGTTTGTAATAGTCACGAAATTTCCGTAGAAATCAACGCGAGCTTTGATATCTGTTGCAGATAGAGCTGCGCCTGGAGGCGTAACACCATCGACTAGAGGGACTGGAACTGTATTCAGACGCGAATAGCGGCGGAAGACAATTGTGTCACCTTCTTTCTCGGGAAGAATGCGCTTCTGCGCAAACTTTGTATGAATTAGCTGCGGGTATGCCGTCATTAAAAGAAGCCGGTCATAGTATTCCCGCACTGCTGGTGGCAAGGCTGCTGTATCAGTAATAGCCATTGTTTACTCCTGCAATAAAGGGTTACCAAGCCCCACGATGCTTGTTCGCTAGCTTCATGAACTCATCGTCAGACATCCGACCGAATCCACCACCAGGTTGTGATGATGGGGTAGATGATCCAACAGCACTCAGAGAACCAGGTCTTTGCGCATTTTGTACGATGCGTTCAGCATCTTCAGACTTTTTAGTCTGCTTGTGCGATGTCCTGTAATCTTCGCTGTTTTTTGCTAGATAATAAGCTAGCTCATAACGATTTGGGTCATTCTGCAGCGTATTTTTCAACGCGGGATTTTTTTCGATTACTTTGGGTAGATAGTCTTTTACTACCTTTTGGTAATCTGAATACTTTTGGCTGACACGTAGCTCTTCGATGCCCATCTGATAGTTTTGCTGAATGTTCTGCATGAACTTCTTAGCTTCACCAACAGTTAAAACATCATCATCAGACAAACCAGCCATCTCATCCTGCTGAGGTTGCTGTGGCTTTTGTTGATTTGCCTGCATGAGAGAAACGTGATCCTCAAGCATTCTCATTTTTTCTTGTAGAGACTGACGTTCGCGCCGCTCTGCTTGTAAAGCCGATACAGGAACCATTTCTGATTCTTGATGACTTTCAGCTTGTGGCTGCTGATAGTTAGTTTCTACCGGACCGGCGGCGTCCGCTTGCTGTGCGCCCGTATCGATGGTTTCTTGCTCCATGTGCTTCCTCTCGCCCTTAAGCCGGCGGCGCTTTAGTTGTAGACATAGGCTCCTGAGATATCTCTACGACCCTCTTGTACAAAAGGATTGTCCGATGTTCCCAGGTGTGGTGCTAGCCTTTCCCAGTCAATGGGCATGTCATGCAAGTTAATTTGTGTATCAATGATGTCACCGTCCTTCACTTCAAGGATAATAGTCCCTAAAAGTGGTCTAGGCTTAGTGTCATATGGCTTGATCACTCGAGTCAGTACCTGCTCACCTGACTTTAATTTTAATTTGGTTGGTCTATGATGAATCACAATCCAATAGTGACCATTTGGTCGGTCATTCAGGATGTCTTGAACAGCCTGATCATCCGCCTTCATCATCTCTTGGCTTGTCTCACCTAATTCTTGAACCATACCGATCTCCTACCAATTGCTACCGAATTGGTAGATTAATATTTGTAGTCGTGGGCTTTCATATCGTAACCCTTGTACTCATAGTCCGAGGGTTTGATACGATCCATATCGAATTTCTGAGCATCTGCATCAATGGCATAAACATTGCCATGATTCATCATCACTTCCATGCCTTTACCAGCATTTCCGCGAATCATGCCCTTATATTTTTCGTTATGTTCTTTGCCCATTTTGTCCATACCTTTCTTAGGCATTTGGAACCTCCTGGGGTTGTTGTGGGTTAGACGCTACCGCCTGCATTTGACTGCCTGCAGCAGCGGAAATCGCAACATTGTCTTTCTTGATCTCTTCTTCTTCGAGACGATTCTTTTCCCGAAGCATGGAAGCGAACAACATCTCTTTTTGAGCTCGTTCAATATCCATTTCTTGTAGCTCAGCGATAGCTTTTGCTTGATCAAGAACAGCCTGTGTTCTGTTTTGGATAGCCTCTGAAGAGCGTTCGTCTTCAAGGCCAAGATTAGCGACAGCACGAGTAAAGCGCTCTTTGGCGCCAGCAACCTGCTGAAGGCTCTGAGACGTCGCAAGATTCTGCTGAGATTGCATGAGTTGATCTTGCATTTCTTGCTGTTTTTGGGCCTCTTGAGCCTGTTGCTGCATGTAAAGCTGCATTTCTTCGAGGTATTCGCTTTTTCCTTGAAGCGGGGCAGCTTTTGCAAGAAGCATTGGGGGAATTGGCTCGCCAAGTTGCTTGAGATCTAGAAGCTGTCTGAAGAAAATCTGACGCTGTGTATCAGTAAGTACACCTTCCTGAACAATGCAATCATATTTAGTGAATTTCTTCTCGTAAAACTCCGGTGTGGGATCATCATTGATGATTCTTTTCACTTTTGCTGGAGTCCAAGTCTGGATTAGCTTGAGAGCCTTCTTTGACAAGTACTGCTGCGAGAAGCGAAGGTTGTCAAAAACATCTTGAAGGTTTGTGAGAGCTGCTCCCTGGCGAAGCATTGTCATTACACCAGACTCATTGCCACTTTCTAAGATTCCGAATGCAGCATCATTTGCACCAGCAATCTCATTAATGTCCTGATCAAACTGCTGCTGAAGCTGGAACATCGAAGGAGGAATCTGAGCAGGAGGAATCTTCTCGATTGCACCTGGCTTGGCATCCTGATTTCTCCAAACAACCTTTCCTTGTGAGCTTTGGAACAGACTGCGTGGATTAACAACACTTCCTTCGTCTGCAATCCAACCTGAATTAATCTGACTGTCCAACAAGTCAATCATCTGGCTGCGACGTCTATTGGCTTCACGCTGAGGATCACGCATGCAACGGACAAGAGATTGGACTTTTAGACCCCATTGATCACTCTCCGGCTCGAAAATACCAACAAAGGGAACAAAGGGATACTCATCAAGACCGTATGGATTGATCTCCGTGCGCATCACCTGGTCATTAACGATAACGTGCATCTCAATGTAGCGCTTTTGTCGCGTTACAAGATCAAAGTTGGGATTAATGGCTTTTAGCTCTCTGAACTGATCTTCAGAGCCTTTCCAGTCTTGATATTCGCCAGTCTCTAGATCAACAAGTACCTTCTGCTGCTCAAAACGCTGCATGTAAAACTCGTTGTAGGCCATCAAGTCTTGACCACTAGGCTGACGCTGATAAGGAAGCCATGTGAATTTGTCATCTCTTTCCCAACCAATGTTATGAAGAGCGTAGACTTCGTCTTCCTGACCAGGAAGCATGGAAGCGACAATATCAACACTGAGATACTTTCGTCTTAGAATGTAGCTACAATCTTGAAGGTCAAGGCGCGTAAAGTAAGGGTCAAGAATAAATCCATTCCAAGGTTCCCTAGAAAACTTAATGTCGCCATTGATAGGGTCATCACGATAATCCAAATAAATTGAAGCTAGATTCCAACCTGTTTTAACAGCACCAGAGAAACAATCAGAAATAGTTCGATAACCATCTCCAGAGCTCATCGTATGCAAAAGGAGCTGTGACAGCTGATCGGCTGTTTTTTGATCTGAGCTCTCAACAGGAGTAACAACGCTAGAGAGACGGTGTTTGCGCTGATAGCCAGTAATCATATTGATGACACGGCGTATCCTATTGAAGACAAAAGTGTTGCGCCCTTCTGCAAAAAGCGCCTTCTTTTCAGTCTCATCCCACTGATCACCAAGATAAAAACGAAGGTCTTTATCAGCTTCAGGGAAAAAGGGATCCCAGGCGTAATACGCCTCGTTATAATACTCGTCAAAAGCTTGGATAATGCCTAGATCGGTGTTGTATCCCATCAGGTTCCCGCAATGTAAAGCCAATTTGTTGGCTTGCCAATTTTTAATTGCGAGCTTAAGAAGCTCTGTGTGTGTTAACGGTTTGTTCCGTTATAAAGAAGCTTAGAACCAGGCACTTTAGTTCCACGACCGCTTTGACTTTTTGTCTTAGCTGTCGCTTTCCCCTTGTTCGCCTGTTGGTGCGTTCTAGGTTTCTTTTTCTTCATCAATATCTGTTTACGTAGGTTCTTTCCAGGTTATTAGCCTGTTCTTCAGTCATCCTATCGCGTTTTGCTGCATTTTGTGCAACTGCGAGATATCTTAATGCATCTGCACAATGAGAAGACCAGTCATGGACTGGCTTATCACTATACACATTTAATCTTTCATTATAGGATTTATGGTAATTTTCTGCGCACTTTAAGAGAAACTTGCACTTTTTGCTGTCTATCCAGAACTTATGCCACATCCCACGCGTCATTTCAATGCCCTCCTGGATGCTTATATTTGGCACTATGGAAAAGTCTATCCCAAGTTGCTTGGCCATCTGAAGCCTCGTTTTAGCACCACTAGATAGCTCTCTCACCTGAATATCATGAGGAGCCCAATGAGTGCCATACTGCCAGAGGTTTTCTTCTGCTTTTTTGCGAAGAACAGCAGCATAATGGTTAAGACCCTCTCCTTCAGCCTGGTAATAATCTATGATGTGAATTTCTTGACCAATCGCCTGAGCAAAAATGATCGATGTTGAATCTGCCACCCCAATATCCCAGAATGTATCCACAAAAGCATAAGGATCATAGGGGACATTAGTTACCCTTCCACTCATTTCAGCTTCGCTGAGATACTTCGCATAATAACTACCTTCCTGACCTTGATCAAAATTGCAGTAATATTCTTGTTGAATAAGATGCTCCGACATGCCCTCCTTGCGTTCGGCATCCATATCGGCTTCGTCTAGAACCCCAGTCTCACTTATTGTTAAACGTTGGCAAAACCAATCTGGATTATCCTCAGCCATGAGGAACATGTCGTAAGCGTGATTTCTACCTCGAGGAGTAAAATTGAAGATAGCCCAACCATCATTCTCTCGTAAAATTGGACGTGTAAAGTTCCAAGCTTTCTGATCTTGAAGACTGTACTCAGAAAATACACAGCCAATCGGGTTAATACCCACGTTGATAATCTGATCAGTACCGATGATCTGGATCACACTCCCGTTCTTAAGCGTGATCCGCATCTCTACTGAATTTGGCTGACCATCAACCAACTCTCGAGGGATATAATCGATAAATCGTTTCCCATCTTTATTAGCACCATCCCAGAGAATACGACGGCCAAGGCGAGAAGTAGGAAAAAAATAACAATACGTACCGACTCTTCCACAGCAAGCCTCTCTAATTAAATAGTTCCAGCAAGCAATTTCCTTTCCTGCACGGCGATGCCAGACTAAAACAGCCCTTCTGCATCCCTCATCCATTGCCTGCAAAAAATCAAGCTGGTAAGGACGTGGATCAAAATCAGGAACCCTAATCTTCTTCTTTTTTTCTTCCATAGAATTGCTTCTCAATCACAACCGCACCAGTATGCTCTGTCTGATTCTTTGGTTCTTTCTGTCCTAAGTACTGCTTACCAAGCCAGATAAGCATGCTTGTGTTCCTGTCTTCAAGCGCATTCTTAATTTGAGCTTTGCGAATATTACCACGAAGAAATCCACGCCCCTTTGAGAGAGTATCCTGAAAATGGTGGAGCAATTCACGCTCTTCAAATTCGACGATATAAGCAATCTCTTCGTTAGTACAGCCAATCTGGGCTAACTTCTCAATTTGATCACGAGCAGCCTCTTTTTCTGCTTCTGTGACACGCAATATCTTTGATCTAGACCCCTTTCTACTCATCCTTTCACCTTCATTTTACAGCACGCTTCGGCAGCTATATCTTCGCAACGAGGTAAAAACTCAAGCAAGTCATCCCTACTGTCGAACTCGAAAGTTACAGCAGGCTTCTGCTCTTTCTTGGGCTTCTCTTGCTTACCAAGACCAAGGTCTTCTTCAAGAAAACCCCACTGTAAAAGATCAGTTATCTCAAACTGATTGCCCAGGATATCAAAATCCCACTCACCATTATTGCGATTAAGGCGTATGTTGAGCTCTTCAATTTCCTTCTCGTCGAGCTGACGGTCAGGAACCCATACTTCAACTTCTGTCGAACCTTTCGCCTTGAGAATCTCGATCCTCTGGTGACCGCCGATGATAGTATTGTCGAGATTGATGACCGGTTTATCAATAACCCCGAATCGATCAACCGAATCAGATAAATGAATGGCCTGAGACTGAGAAAGAGTCCGAGGATTTTTTTCATAGGGTTTCAGCTCATCAATCCGACGAGTTTCTAGGTGCCATTGGTACATATTTTGCTCTGTGTGTGTTCCTAAAACGGTAATTGATCAGGAACATATTCAGTCATGTGAGGCGCCGAGCTCATTTGAGGAATTGTCGGAGGGTTTGCCTCAACCCACTTATCAATAGCCTCTTTCGCCATCTTTTGGAAAGCCTTATAATGTTCCTGGTCTGGTATCTTCACGCTATTCGCGTACTTTTTTTCTCCAGTCTCTCTATCTTGATACTCACGCTGAGGCATGTTAACCCAACGACGACCCTCCTTCATGTGGACCGCACACCCAATGAGATCAAGACCCGCCTTCTTCAGGCTCAAATCCGCATATCCCTGGAGAGTCCCCCTGTTGATCGCTTTGTACTTCAGACACTCGATGCTCATCTGCTTTCTCGTCCATATTATTTATTTGGAAGTATCGAACCTTATCAATTGGTAACCAAATTCCAACGCCTTTCTCATCGTTCATATAGACGCGGTTATTACCAATTGAATCCATGAACTTCTCAACCTCTTGAGCATTAACATTAACATCAAGGGTTTGATTATCCATGTATACGAAATGAATTTTATACATTAAATCCTGGGACTCCGTAATTTAAACTCCGCTCGCGATGTCTGGTTGTGACGCTTGCGATTCTCTTCAAATTTCTTTTTAGCTACTCGCTCACCCAATGTTAACGGTTTGCGACTTTTTGCGCGCTGTTTTGAGAAGAGCTCATTATAGCCTTCTTCGCCATAACTGAAAACTTTAGACCCTTTCTGATTGAGAGGCATATCAGTAACTCCTATTACGATCCCGTTTAGGCGCACGGATCTTTCCTTCTTTCTTTGCCTTTTCCGGTAAATTTCTGCCTTTTGGCGTTTCCTTCTGAAATTTCTCAGCTAAAAGAGGCATCTTGGCATACATGAATTTACGCTGAGATTCTGATTTAAATGGCACGATAAACCTCTTTAATATTCTAATTGTATATTTTTTTGCTTTTCTAGAGCGTTTTTATATCCTTTAGAGCTTATTTCAGATATAAACTCATTTAACACCTTATGTGCTGAGGTCTTTAGGGTGTGTAGCCTAGAGTCAATTGGTTCCATTTCATACTGAATGATGTTATTCGACCGAGCTAGCCTTCTTTGGTGCTGAACATCAAGGATGCTCTCTTGAATCGAGGTCAGCAGATCAATTATCGATGCATCATAACAACTGATGTCAAGCTCAACTGTGCCTATCATATGCTCTTTATCCAACTCGTCTGTCATAACTCAACCCCTTCCACGTAAAGAATTTCCATTAGTTCATCAAGAAACACTTCCTCTTCAGAAGAAACCATTTCCCCGTATTTTAATCGCCCTCTAACAAGATTTCTCGCTTCATGGAGCGACGAATACATGTCAAATGAGTGCGATATGATTTTGAGGTTATCAGTTTCCTCGAAAACATCGCTTTCATAACTAATCTTCATTTTCATTTGGACACTCCAATGTCTCTTTCTTCATCACATTTGCCCAGAGGTCAGGATTGGACCCTTTGTCATAGATATGATGACATGCCAAACAAACATTTGTCTCATTGAAAAGCACAGTTTCTTTGCACTGAGTGCAAGACATCCATTTGTATCCATCTTGCTGCATTCTCAAACTCATCCCTAATGTGTATTTATTTGATCTCTACGTCTCATTTCAACAGGCTGTCCTTCCGGCAAACACTTTCCAGCGTCCCAGTAAGTTCCAGTCCACCATCCCATACGCGTTACACCATTCGCCCACCGAAGTTGAACAAGCGAAAACTTTGGCGGCTTTTCTTGAATCTTCTGCCAAGTCACAGTGAATAATCCTCAAAACTCTCACATAAATCATTCAAACGATCATAAGCAACTTCAGCCCATTCTTCAGAAGATAGCTTCTTTCTCAGAGGTAAAATAACTTCGATTAGCTCACTAATCACGTCTACTTTCAATTTTTCTTCTCTCTGCAGATAAGCATCTTGTGTGCTAAGAAGCTCACGGTTCTGAGCGAGAATAACCATGCGCGTAGAAGCTTTTTCAGCATAAAACTTACGCGCTGTAATCTCAACAACACAAGCGTCATCTGTCCACAAAACACCATTGGCACAATCAAGATAGAACTTCACAAGGTTGTCAATATCTGGCTTTACCGTGTGATGTTCTCGACGAGCACTTTTTGGCTTCACGAAAGCAAAATCAATCTCAACTGCAAGCGGTTCACAAAGTAGCTTCTGTGATTGATATTTGCTCTTCATCAACCATTTTACAGTGTCTTTCTCACCACTCTGAGGGTCGTATGAACCAGTCTTTGTCACACGGACTCGTTTCTTTGCTTGAGGTGTCCCACTCAGGGTAAGTGTCGCGAGCACGGGCCTCGTGCCATACTTTAAGTCTTCTCTTTGCATCCTCTACCAGAATCTTTGCTTCTCTAACACTTTTCCGCATGATCTCGCCCACCTGCTTTGTGTCCTCATAGATCACATAATTCATAAAGCAATCAATAACATCTTCAGGCCAAGTCTCTTGCATCCATTGGTAAAAAAGAAGCTCTTGTTCTTCACACGTGATTTTTCCAGTCATGGCACGAAGTCCTCTTTTTTTTTATAAACCCATCGTGTTTCCTATAAAGCAACTTTGGCGGAAGACAGTAAAAAGAACAAAGGACGTTTTTAATTTCTGAAGGTAGTTCTTCGGAAAATAAGCCGTGTTCTATCTTCTTGAGTTTATATTCCGGAAGGTCAAGATATTCTGAGGCTCTGAGACGGCTCATTCCAAGAATATGGCGGCAGCCTCGGATGAGGCTTGGAAAATCAATATCCTTTTCAGAAGATTTGAGAAATTCGCTCAATTTTCCCTTGTAAATCCGTTCAATCATTGTCGTAAGTTCCTTCCTGTTAGCTGTATGACGGTTCCACGACTGTCAAATATTCTATCAGATAAAGCATCCCCGAGTTGCTGTCTCAGTGACGCTTGGTCTTTATTCGTCGTGACAATCGTAGGCTTCCCGGAAGCGTATCGGCTGTTGATTATCAAGTAAAGAAATTCATAAAAGGCTGGAGAGGGGTCAACCTTGTCTAGGTCATCAATGACAAGCAGGTCGGTTCCTTGCATTTTCCCAGGAAGCGTTTGAGGGCCTTGTGAGCGCATTTCTCCTAGCCACTGGTACTTTGTGTCAACTGCGCTAAAAAAACGCGCTGTACCCTCGTTAAAACGCAAATAAAGAGCAATGACGTATGCAGATGAGAACGTCTTTCCTGATCCACAGCTTCCAGAAAGGACCAGACAGCCTTTCGGATTCTTAGCCCATGAAATGATCCTAGGGCCACTATCTCCTCCATGCTTCCACTCATCATCGGCAATGTTGCAGTAGTCTAACGGAACCCCTCCAAGTCGCATCATCTCAGAGATCTCTGGCCTGTCAGGGCCTCTCGGTTTCAAGCGCTTACCATTGCGACGAATGCATTCATTGCACTTACATGCCCACCAAATCTCATGATGATTTAAAACTCGATATCCCACCGAACCGCTGCACATAGGGCAACTGATCTCCTCGTTCGCCTTCAGAGTGATTTTTATGGCACTTCCGTCATGCATCACATGCGTAACAAGCTCACCTCGAGTGAATTCTGTAAGTTCGAGGGATGTGATATCACTCAGGAGCTTCATTTGTTTTTCTCCTTCTGCTTACGCTCCCACTCTTCAGTAAGGCGCAACATTTCCTCGAGGCCTATGCTCACCTCCTCGTCGTCTTCAGTCACGATGCAATCGGGCTCTCTAGTCCACGCTCGGCTCTCATCGACTGTGCAGCCAGGGTGTTTTCTGGCGGAACTTTGCCCCGGTTGGATATTCGAGCTTTGGACAGATTGCTTGCTTTCCCGACGGAACCAGTTGCGGAGGGCTTTGTAGTAGCAGACGTAGGTTTTTCCGTTGGCTCCAAGCCAGTCATCCATGGTGTCGATCATGTCAGCCACCTCCCGTTTGCCAAAGTCTGCCTCCAGCTTGGCGAGCTGTTCGTCAGAGAGTTTGATCAGGCCGTCATCACCGAAAGGCTTCAGGTCGAGGTTGGGTTTAGCGGCAGCTTTTTTTCGCTTTGGCTTAGGCGGAGTGGTGTCTTCTGCAGCTGGATGTGCTAGCTTAGGGTTTGTCGGATGAGAAGAGATTTTTCTCGCGCACGCGTTCTTATCTTCTTTAGAAGATAATTTACTCTTTGTTTTACTCTTTGATTTATGTCCGACATTTTGGTCAGGTGTGCTCCGACATTTCTGTCGGGTCTTGCCCGACTTTTTGGTCAGATCAGGCCCGCCACAGCTTTTCTTTTTTCCGATCCATTTTAGTCTAGAATAGCCAGCTCTCCATGTTTTCCGGCCGTTGTTTTTTAAAACAGTTGTTAGTTCATGTTCGGTTAGTTTTTTTATTGCTCTTGTGATGTGTCGTTCAGAAACTCCGAATTTTTCAGCGAGGTATGCGTTAGATGCGGTACATCCACCAAGTTCTTCGTTATCCAGGCTGTCTATTTCTGCAGCCAAGATTTTTTCTAGCCAGCTTAGTCCTTCATGTAGCCAGATTTCTCTTGGGATCCAGATTCCCCTGAATCCTCGTTGCATTTCACTGACGTCGTTCATGGTGGTGCTCCGTGTTTCGATTTGGCTGTATTGATGTTTGCATGCGCAATCTCACTTAAGAAATGTTTGTGAGTTGCTAAGTAGTAGTGAGATGGCTATAATGGTGGGTATAGTTATTCTCACTTGGCGGTTAGCAACTTCTACTTGCAAAGGCCGCCGCCCTTGTTACCCCGGTTCCAGCCGGGGTTTCGCTTTTCAAGACTACGCAATTAAGAAGCTTATCCTCAAGACAAGTTATTCTTTGCGGTTGGTCTAAATTCGGTACTTCTTTTATAGTACTCATGTCTCAAGCAGTTTGAGATTTCATGCAACCATCTGGTTGCTCTGTGTGCGTGGCTGTACTAGGTGGTGCTGGTACAGCCACATTTTTTTAACTAAGGTCTACAGTCATACGCTTTTTGTAATTTGAATTCACTACTCGAGTTTTCTTTTTGCTTGCAGCTTTCCCTTTGAGTAATTCTTTCGCTGTCACTTTAGCGTCGGTCATTTTTTCTATTCTGAATGCTAGGGCCTTTCCGGGCTTACGCGTTCCAGAGACAATTTGAGAAAAGTAGGATCGTGTGATACACAGCTCTTTTGCAAATTCTTCTTGTGTGACCTTATTTTCTACTAGGTAGTTTCTGAGTTTCATGTCTCACCTCCTGTAACAGGGTACCCTTTTTTCATGTTTTGATTCATTCTATTTTTTTTGTGTTGACTTTGTAAACGTATATGCTATGATGGTGGTATATCACGGAAGTGGTTGATACACAGGAGGAATACCAGATGAAGATTGAACTGACTCAGCGAGAAGTTGAACAAGCCATCACTCTTTGGCTTAAGGAAAAGTATAACATCAAAGGGCCTATGGAGATTTATGAGACACACGAGATCTTAAAAGCCTATACCGTGCAGACAGACCCAAACTGTTTTGTTTACAAGGAGGAAGGTTATGAGATTCGTTAATTCATTATTAGCTGGTGCGGTTCTTAGTACAGCATCACTGTCCGCGTTTCCTAACATGTTTGATTATCCACACCAAGTGGTTGAACACCAAGGATGCAATAGCGCAGTGCATAGAGACCAAGATGTGTTTGAAATGACACATACGACAGCCAACGGCTCCTCATTTCTTATGGGTGCCGACATGGTTACTCATTCCGTTTTTGGTTGCACACTGGACTATGACGCTGGTGTTCTGGACGGTGAAAAAAGCTTTGCTGTGCAAATGTATGAAGAGGATGGCCAACGCGTTTATTACTTCATGTTTGAGAAGGGGCGCGTGATTGTATTGCCCCAGAGTAAAAGTTTTGCGTACGCTGCGTTCCAAAGCTATTAATGTTGACTTTGTGAACTTATTAACGTACAATCAACCTGAGGTTTTTATCATGGTTATATTCTGTTTAGGCCCTTTCGGACTTATCCTTCTAGCATCGGTAGCTATTTGGGCTCTTTGCTCAAAGTCATCTGATGACGTAGAGGAATGGGGATAACCCAACAAACACACGGAGCACCACCATGGAATATATCGATCAATTTACACTAGGTATGCACGTTGATAGCGGGCTTGACATTGATCATTGCAGAGACCACCTGACTGGAGTACTGCAAGCTTTATACACAACGGGCGATACCGAGCAGTTGGAATACTGCTTAGAAGAAGTTGCTCATGCATTAGGCATCTCATTACCGGAAGGTGATATTGCCATTGAGAAGAAGAATCAGAACAGAGAGTTGCATTATCAGCTGGGATATCAGCGTGCGCTCTTAGACACACAAAGGAAAGTATCATGACTGTAGACACCACACTCATTGAATTAGAGAACACCAACAAGCTCTGTCAAATGCTTATGCAGAGTCCACACTACAAAAAGATCGGTCCTGATGGAATCTTTGCTATCGTTGAGACTGCTAAAAGCTTAGGTGTTGATCCGCGCCTTGCTCTTAACGGAGGCATGTACTTCGTAAGAGGTAAGGTCGAGATGTCCGCCATGATGATGAATACGCTGATTCGTCAAGCGGGGCATAGCATTACAAAAGACAAAAAGTCAGACGACAACGTATGCATCTTACATGGTAAGCGTGCCGATACCGGAGATACCTGGTGCGAGAGTTTCTCCATTGAAGACGCTCAGAAGGCCCAGTTGACAAAGAATCCTACCTGGCGTGCTTATCAGAAGGACATGCTCTTTGCTAGAGCTTTGTCTAGGCTGGCTAGACAACTGTTTCCTGACGTTGTTAAGGGCTGCTATGTGCAGGGGGAGATTGCTATGGATACTGTTATCCATCCCGGAGAAACAAATGTCATCGAGTTTTTAGGTGCTGAGCGTGCGCTTGAACTTCAAAATCAATTAAGAAGCGTTCCAGATTACGAGAAAGAGGTCGTTTCGTACTTAGATCGACAGGGACTTCAGCTAGAAAATCTCGAAATGGAAGCAGCAAACAAGATTCGTGCACGAATTGAGAGCCTTTTGGAGGAACCTAATGAGTAGCCACCTAGTACAAGGAAGCTCCGAATGGCTTGAATGGAGAAAGACAAAAGTAGGTGCTAGCGATGCACCTATCATTATGGATGTCTCTCCATGGAAGACAGCCCTTCAGTTGTGGGAAGAAAAAGTCGGGATAAAATCTGCTCCTGAAGAGAGTCGGGCTATGTTGAGAGGCACAGACATGGAACCAGAAGCCAGGAAGGCTTTTGAGGATTCCGTAGGCATCGACATGTTTCCTCAGGTATTGACTCATCCCGACTACGACTGGATGATTGCTAGTCTCGATGGGTTGTCATTGGATGGAACTACGGCCGTCGAGATCAAATGTCCTGGCAAAAAGGCACATGATATTGCAAAGAGCGGGAAAGTTCCAGACTATTATTACCCCCAATTGCAACATCAACTTGCAGTTTTAGGACTTCCATTTATATACTATTGGTCTTATGACGGTTCGGAGGGGGCTCTTGTCAAGGTAGAGAGGGACGGACAGTACATTTCTACCCTGATAGAGCATGAGTCTTCGTTCGTGATGTGTTTGAAAACTGAAACTCCTCCGGATCCGTCATTTCGTGATTACGTGGAAAAGCCAGAATGGGAAAACGGCTTAGGCGACGATATTATTGAAGCGAAAGCTCAACTGGAAGCCGCAAATGATCGACTCGAACAGTTAAAATTTCGAGCCATCGCAGAGGCAAATGGCCAAAGTTGTCGTGGAGGTGGAATATCCATCCGCAAGTCATATGCAAAGTCATCAATCAATTATTCTAAGATACCTGAACTGAAAGACGTTGATTTAGAAGCCTATCGTGGTAAGCCAAGGGAAAGGTGGACGCTTTCTATTAGGAGATCGACTGATGTTTAGGATTATGTGCGATATCGCATTAGCTTTTACTGTTTTTTTTTATTACCTAGCTAATCACGAACTGAATCCCAAGGGGATTTGGTTATCGTTTTGTAATACGGTTAGATTCTTTTTGATTCTTTTTGGTGTTGAACACCTGATTCATTGTTTGGTGGGAATATGAAGTGGATTTACTACATTTTGGTAATGGCGGTTACGATATCGCCAATTAGTATCGAGGCGAAGAGCCTTACACAATCTGAAAGAGACAGATATTACCGTGAGGCCAACTTGGCTATTCTGAAGTATTATCAGTGTCTCGACGAGGCAGATACCTTAGCTAATGAGTTCAAGGACGACCTAAAAAATGCAGTTTGGGGTGTAGCGATGGATGCTTGCACGGTTATTTCCATGAATCCCGGTACTGCTCGTGAAAAGGGTCTAACCATTCTCTCGTTTTTGATGACGGAATTCAGAAAAAGCGAATACTTCGGTGGTTTGAGTGGAAAAGCAAAAGAAAAGGCCAAGTGTATCGATACTCTGATTGCTGAAGCTGCTGGTTGGCATGAGACCTATGTGAAATCTAGAGACGCTCTCATTACCAATGAGCACCCAAAAGTTTCACGCGGTGGAATGTTTGAACGTTTCAAAATTGCTCAGAGCCATATGAATAGCTTCAAAAATTGCGTCGAAGCAATTACTGAGTCAATTGAAAGCCATTTCTATTGGGACTTAGATTCAGAGACTGAACCTCGGCGCAGCAAATTCTATGATCTCATCCTCATTCTTGAGATGGCGGAATTCAATCCCTGCAGAGCCAAAGAAGCCTTAGAAGAGATCAGAAAAGACTGCGATTACTTCATAGATATGAGATCTTTTTGCTGTGATTACTGGGGATTTAATGCTGCGGAATATGATGAATGGAGAGATGAAATCAAAGAACTCTGCGATAAAGCTGAAATAGCTTTGATGAATTATTGCGAAACACTAGGTATTTCATATGAATAATTTTTACCAAAACAAATGTGCTCTAATTGACGAAACAGATTGTTTCAACATCGTGCGTGACATGATTCTCGCACATGGAATCGATGTTGTTTACCCTTCACTGATCGGCTTGCGAGCTGAGATGAATCGTAAAGACGAATATGGTGAACCAGAGAGCTTATCATGACGGATATTGAAGAAGCTGCAACAAAAGCAAAAATAGACTTTCTTGATGCTTGGATATCTCAGATTTCACATGGGATAGAAATTCTGCTCGATGATGAAGAAGGTGTCATTGATCACATTCACTCTTTGGAGTCTAAGCGTGACTTACTTAACGAGTATCATTCAATATTAGAGAGAAGATTGAAGTAAAAAATGACTCTATTTATCAAACGGTTAATTCATATCTCTCCGTGCTTATTTCCTTCAGCGAAAGAGTCCACTCAGAAAGCGAAGGATATCTGCTTGAGGGTAGAAAATATCATCCAGCAGCGTCGCATGTTCGAGATTGAGGATTATTTCGATATCAATGTTGAAGACTTAGATGGAAAAGCTATTGAAGAAATCATTAATCAACATTCTTTGGTAGGTAAAACATATTTAGTGAATAATGTTTTGCGAGTTTTCCCAATCATTGGAAAGTACCCATCACCTAGAGTTGATCTAAATGATGATAATGATATAATAGTTTCTCGTTACGGGGAAAGTTATTAAAAAAACCCCGCGCTGAAACGGGGCCAAGCATCAAGTCAATGGAGACTTTCTATGAGTGTAGATCAATTAAACCTTTTTGAAAAGGACACTTGCGAGCTTGACGCATTGTGGCAAGCGTTGGTAGAGCTTAAGGATTCCTCAAATAGAACTAGAAAGCGGCTATTTGGTGAGATCAAAGAGTTAAACGAACGGATAACAGAGCTACAAGCAACAAATGAGCGTCTCAAGTACAAGCAACACCAAGACATCAAGCTCTGGTCAGCATAACGAGGGTGTGAAAGAAAGAATATTGTTCGTTGTTTCCTAATTATGATGACGTATTTGCTATTCGCCGGTGACAGATTTTATCCATACGAAGGTTTCTACGATTTTCAAGATAGTTTTGCATCGCTAGATGCAGCTGAATTTGCTCTCCTTCTATGGTTTGCTGAAAAGAACAATCCAACGTGGGCTCATATTGTAAGTTGTGATATTGACTCCATGGATTTTCAGATTGTTTTTGAAGCTGATAAAGAAGAGAACGGAAGGCTATGTTGTATCGTATACGATGCAGGAAAGGAGTGCGATTACTTCGAAATTAAAAAAAACTCCGTCCCATAGAGACGGAGCCCGGAAAGAAACGATCCATGAAAAGACTGTAATTTCACTCTAAGCTAGATTCCTCACTTCCGTCAAGATCGAATTCAATGCTTTCATACAACTCTGCAACCCAAGCGGAGAATCTTGCTGAGTCAGGATCATCACTAATTACATTCAAAAAAGCGATTCGATCAAGCTCGAGAAGACGAATGTCTTTTTGTGTCCACAGCTCAACTAGAACCCACAAAATGAGATAAACTTCATCTGGAGGGATCTGCTTGCGCAATTCTGCGATCTTCTCGATCATCTCGGGTGTGACATTGATATTCAAATCATTCATAGAATGTTGCAACAGCTCTTGTCTTTATGAGAGTGCTTTTGATCAACACGAGTTGTTTCATCAACACGAGTTGTTTCATCAACACGAGTTGTTTCATCAACACGAGTTGTTTCATCAACACTTACATCGTCTGAGTCG